CAATCTCAGAAACCATTGCCATAAATTTATTAAGGTCTATCTCAACCTCATTACGACTCATGTCTCCGCTAAATCTTTCATCACTCATAATTTATTCTCCTATTGGTGTGAACTTACCAAGTTCTATTAATTTAGTTCTATTTATTAAATGTGCTGCTTCTATTTCTTCCTTGCTTTGACCAGAATAAGCTACAGCTAAAAAATTTTTTATTAATGCTTCGTTTATATTTATTCCATCAACAACAACATTACCTAAAACTCTACCGTATTTACCTCTAGAATCTTTTAGTTTAGTTTCTATAACAATTTTAACACCATTATCTACAGCTTCTTTCAAGAAAGCCCCAGCCATTTTTCCTCTAACTTTCTCATCTTTGTCACGAGTACGTGACTCGGGAGTATCAATACCATATAAACGAACACGAGACTTAAACCTAATATCAAACCCGAGATCCAAAACAACGTCAATAGTGTCACCATCAACCACTCTTTCAACTGTACAACCATATTCATACATTAGCACTTCCACCTTTTTCTTGCTTGTCGCAATCTTGAATTAGGATTCTTAGCCGCTTTAGGAAACTTTTTCATTTGTCCTGCACTTCTAGCACAGTAGGACTTTCTTCTTTTTGCTGCTTTACTTCCTTTTTTAACTTTTCCTGTAACAGCTGTTTTTAATTTACTACCAGGATTCTTTTTTCTATATGCCTTAACGCCTTTCTTAGTCATGCCCGCCCCACTTTTTGTAGGTCGGTAATTCGCACCTTTGCCTTTAGTGGTACGCCTTATGGACTTTTCTTTACGTTTTTTAGCCATTATTTTTTCTTGCTTTTCTTTTTAGGTTTTTTAGCTGTTTTAGCAGAACGTTTAAAAGCTGCAGCAGTAGGTGCACCTTTAGCTCCTTTCTTACGCATTTTTCTTCCTTCTTTACGTTTTTTATTTATATTGTAATAAAGACCTTTCTTAGCTGTTCTGCCGTCTTTAGTTTTATGTGTTTTCTTTTTCGCTGCCATAATTAATCCTCGTATAAGTTATTAAAAGTTATTGATGGGTCTAGATAACTTTCATGTCCTTCTGCAGAGTGAGTGTGTTGTGAAGGAGTAAAATCTGGTGCTCCTTCTCCAGTCACCCATAACGCAGGACTAGTAGCTCTTACCCTGTTATTAGGTAAAGCAACTATGTTGCCTTTCCATTCGCAATCTTCTGTAATATATAATACATGAGATTGTTTATGTTGTGCAGGACAATCAGCAATAGCGTTATTTGTATAGTCCACCGTAAACATATATTTACCAGTATAAAACTTTCCGTCTATTTTGCAAAGCCATGGACTAGAACTAACTCTGTCCATAACTATGACTGAATGATCTCTAGATTCACAGTCCCAAGGCTGACAAATATGATCTTCCATAGGGGTAGCCCATTCTTCTACAGGTATATCTGCTATTAATCCCTGTATTGGCATTCTAGCCCACATAGCTCCTCCGTGTATATTACCCTCATCCCAATCGTCGTATTCTCTTTCACAACCTGTAAAAACAACTTGAAAGCTTAACGACCTGTCGGGTATAGTGTTTACGGCAAAAGCTATTGCATGAAGAAACTCTCCATGATATTTTTGGTGATTAGCAGTAAATTCCCTACGTACCCAGCATTTAAAATGTGGGATATTACTTATAAGGGAAGGCACTTACTTCTTCTTGCTTTTCTTCTTTTTCATGACTCTTTTCTTAGAGCCACCTTTTTTCTTATATTTAGAGCTTTTTATTGCTCCACCTTTTTTATAGCCTTTAGCTTTTTTCATTCCTGGCATTATATTTCTCCTTTTAATACTCTATCTTTCAATCTTATAGCTCGTGGACCGACTTGTATAGCCCAACGACTATCTAACATTTCAACTGCGGCTTTGTCCCAATTATGGTCTTCCATCGCACTCAAAAAATTTTTAAACTTTAGCAATCTAGTTATACCTAAATTAAAACACATATTAGCCATAACTCTTTGTAAATCCTCTGGTAAGTCTTTCCACCATGTCATATTTCTATCTAAATCATTTATAACATTTTGTATGTCTTTTTCAAAACACTCTGTTATTCTTTCTTCAGACACAGGTGTGTCTACTTCTTGTCCGTGTTCTGGGTCTGTTTCTAATATTAAATGACCTATACCAAAAGTAGGATAACCTAAATGATCAAGATATATTTTATCGATACAGCCCTCATCAAAAGTTAATTCTTCTTGTAGTTTTTTCATATCCATAATAGTTCCTCCTATAATATTTCTATTGTTGTATCGCCACCTGTTGATACACTTATTTGTCCAAGAGACATAGTTCCCTGAACTCCTTTTTCGGTTCCCGAATATATATCTACCCATTGTGTTCCTGTCCATAGTTGTAATTGTTGTGTGGCTAAATTCCAAATAATATCGCCAGTGTTAAATTGGTTAAGATTTCTTTCTGTTTCGTTAACATTTATGGTTGAGCCTACGTCAACTTTGTTTAAACTTAATTCTAATACTCTAACTAAACGATTAAATAATTCTGGATCAATAGGTCCTATTGCTACAGGAAGTTTTGTTTCTAATAATTTAGCCATTACCTCTTACCGTCTGCTTGGGTTTCTATACGTGTAGCTCCTGCTCTAAAACTCATTCCGATAACTGTTGTATCTGTGTCATTAGATTGCAATCTTAACACTGCCTGTCTTCCTCTAACCCTAGTATCTATTTTAGTGGTTACTGATGTACAAGAACCTGTCACAGCAGTCGTTAAATCTTCTCCTGGAAAATTTCTTCTTTTTAAAACAATATCTAATGTTTGACCACTAGAGCCTGTATCAGCATTTCCTATAAATTTAATATCAGGAATAACTTTACTAATAAATTGGTATTCGTCTCCTTCTCCTAAATCAAAATCACTAGACTCTATAAAAACATTAGTCATAGCAGAACCATCATCATCTACACCTGATTCATGATTATAACAATAACCCACATCATTAACGTCTGTAGACGTTGCTTTAGGTTCGGCAAAAATACCTTCGTCTAACCAAGCAGTTCTAGAAAGTTCTCCAATCATCCAAACATTTTCTTCATAATTGTATGTGACATATCTATCTATAACCGATGTTTCTGAGGAACAATAAAACCAACCAACTTCATTAAATGCTTTATTAACAAAACCAAATATTTGATAACTTTGTGTTTGGTTTAAATCATCAAAAACGTAAGCATCTACACTACACGGAAGTTCTTGAACTTGTCCTGAGTATGTGTAAAAACCTTTTTTATCCATCCAAAACACTCCTTTAGGTGTGTTTACCATAGCGTTAGGTCCAACAAGACCTACGCCTTCATTAACTAAATTAATAGCAAAAGTAAAAGGTTGACCTACAAAAGTCATTGAATATAAAGAAGTATCTGTCCAAATTAATGTTTCTTGTCGAGCTCTAGTTGCTCCTACTATTGATGAACCCGCCGATAATCTAAAAGAACCTGCTGTATTTGTTGGAAGCGGTTGCCATTCTTCTACTCTTTCTTGATCGCTCCACGCTATAAACATAGGGTCTATCGCTCCAGTTCTAGCAGTTTCTGAATCATTTAAAGGATCAGCACCGAAACAAATAACGTGTCTATCTACGTCTGAAACCATAACCTGTAATGCTAATGTGGGTGTTAAATTTGCACCTGTAAGAGTTGATAAAGCTACTGCTCTAGTATTGGTGCCACTGCTTTCATCCCAGTAAAAAACACCACCACCACGAGGACACATAACTAAATCTTCTCCGAAATTATCATGAGACCAAAGACGTAATTGATTTGTAGAACCTAAAGTAGAAACACTACCCCATGTGCCTGCTCCCCAATAATCAGAACCCCAACCTGTAGAAGGAACATAAACATCTAACCCTACATTTATTTGATAAGCACCATCTACTCCTGATCCACCGTTACCGCTGTCACTAGAATTTGCTGTAGCTGATGCTGTGAAGGTGTATGTGTTTGCAGTAGGTACTGAAACAATTTGGTGTTCTTGATTTAAAACAGTAGCTGTAATATTACCACCTAAGCTTACAGCTCCAGAAATAGTTACAAAATCTCCTGTAACTGCTCCATGAGACGTATCAGTTGCTGTTATAGTAGCGGAACCGTCAGTCGCAGCAAAGGTAATAGCATCGGTTGCTGTTTCTCGTATAGGAGTAACATCATTATAAACCTCACCTTCCTTAACGTAATACTTCCAAGTGGTTCCTAAACCTAAATATTTAGTACCGTTTAAATCTACCCAAGCATGGAGTGCTCTGCCTGATGATTTAAAGCTGTTAGGAGAAGCTTTTATCCACCCTCCTATTTTTTCTGGTAAACCTTTACGGAAACGAACTAAGTTAGAATTAAACCACCCACCTTCATTAGAGTAAGCGGTTCCTTCTTTATTTATTCCTGGTTTAAATAAAAGTTTCTGTAGAGGCATTTAATGCTCCTATAAAAACTTAGTTAGGATAATTGATCCTACTATAAATGGATATATCCCCCAAAGAAGCATTTCTAATCTTTTAAATTTTGCAGAACCTTCGTCAAGTCTTTTTTCTATATATTCATAACGAATAGCACATTCTCTTTGATGTGCGTTAATTTCTGTTAATGCTTCTTTTGCAGTAGCCATTATTATTTATCTTTTGCTCTACCTATGTTTAACGCTAACATGTCAATAAATTTATATAATTTACCAATCCAAACATCATCTTTTGGTGTTGGTGTACTGGCTGCTATTAAGCTAGATATAGTTACTATAGTTGTTACCCACATTATAATTTCTATAATCATTTTCTCTCCTATGTTTTTTCGTCTTTCAATACTTCATCAGCTACTTTTTGTGTAGACTGAATAAAGGTGTTTTGAAAAACATTTAAAGCGGCTTCGATTTGATCTAAATCAAATGTTATCTTAGCTTTTTTGTTTCTTAAATCAGTTATTTGTTTTGCAAGATATTGCTGTTCAGGGGTCATTTCTGACTCTAAGATTTCTTTATCGCCTATAACAGCTTTATTTTCTTCTTGTTTGACAGTTTCTTTATTATCCATGTAATCCTCCTATGGTTTTATGCACACTTGTCGGTGTGGTGGTTTATAAATCTATCCTAAAGTTTTAGTTGCACTTTT